CCTTTTTTAGCTACATTTTTAGTACCACCATAAAGGTTCTTCGCCTGTTTAAATAATCCCTGATGTTTGCCTGCCTTTGTAAGACTCTTTGATACAGATTGACCCTTACGTGCGGCATTGGTTCCTTGAGCAGCACCTGAAGCGGCACCCTTTCCACCACCAGTTATTGCACTTGTAATTCTACCAACGGTATTTTTTGTAAGACCTACGAGACCACTTCCAATTTTGGAGAAGGTCTTTTTCATAATAGGTGTAACTTTATTTGTTAATTTAACAACCTGTTTACCAGCAAATTTCAGTGGTTTAGATAATAAACTTAATCCCCCTCTGATTGGTCCAGCAAACACTGTTGACATGGAGACAATAGCTGCCTGCATGAATTTAAAAGGGTTCGATAGATTGGTTGTAAGTTGATTGAATAAACTTTCAATCTTGTCAAAATTATTCAGAAGGAATAATGCCAGACCACCTAGTGCAATATTGGTAAGAAATTTACCTATACCAAACTCACTACCAACATTTTTAATAGCACCTAGAATACCACCACCCTTCTTCCCCTTCTTCTCTAGTTGTTTCTCTTTATCGTCTGCCTTTTTATCTTTAGCATCCTTCCTAGACTGTCTTAAGTTATCCTTCGTTGCCTGTCTCTCCGATTCAGCCTGGGCTCCTAATGCTCCTGCAGTCTTATTGATATTGTCAAGCTGTTTACTTAATGAATCATAAGATACATTACTATCCGCTGTGGGTTTTGCTCCCTTCTTGGCATCTTTATATACACTATTCGGTAACTTAACTGTTGCTACCTTCTTGGTCTTTGGTGTGGATTTTGCCTTGGTTTTCTTTGAAGTCTTCTGTCCTAAATCCTTTGTCTTTGATTTGTTTTCGGTCTTTGCTTCTTGTTTTTTATCTTTCTTACCACTGACAAACTTCTTAGCAGCACCCTTCGCAGCACCCTTAGCTGCTCCTGCCATCAATCCTTTTGCTGCTCCTGCTAATAGTGGAAGTGCCATGTCTTATCCTACTATATTATAGATTGATTTGACGACGATAAGATCAAAGTTCCCACCATCTTCAGCACCAAAGTTTGGAATCCTACCTTGGGCAGCCGAGGCAGCACTATTCACTTGACCATTACCCTGTGGAACTGGAACCACTTGTGTTGCAGCACCTGTATTTTGAGATTGTGGTGTTTTAATAGTAACATCAACTTTTTGTCTTGTAATCTGGGCAGAGGGAGCACCAGGTTGTAAGTTTAAACCTCTAGCAAGTGATGATTCAAGAGGTGCTGTAAGAGCGTTGAGCTGGTCATCATTTAATCCCCCACCTTTCAACACACTATTCTGAAGTTCTGGTGACATGTTACCCAGTTCTATCAAACTTACACCTCTGTTTGTTCCAGCCAACCCACCTCTATGTTCTCTCCCAAATGCACCAGCAGTTCTTGCGAAGTCAGCTTCGACGGGATTGATAGCATCAGTCCCAGGCATGGGAGGAATAACCCCTTTACCTGTTCCATAACCAGACTCAAGTGATGCATCCATATGAATCTCAAGAACTTCATATCCCTGTTTCTCAAGAGCCTTAAGTTTATTCTGTTGAATAACAAATCCCTCTTGAGTATTAGGAGTCTCATCATGCATATCCATCAGTCTGACAGGAACATCTGGTCCGAATTTTGTTTGTAAGTTTTCAACAGTTCTTCTTGCTAGAGCTCTTACTAACTCCATTTCACCGGGAGCTCCTGCACCTGCAGCATGACCAGGTACAACAATGTATCCCTTGGATCCTGCTCCACTACCTGCACCGAAGTCTCTGATTGGTGCCGATCCTTGTCTACCGAGACCTGGTACCATACCACCATTCTCCATCCCAGGAACCTTACCATACTTGGGTTTATTATTACCACCTGCAGCAGCATTCATACCAAGGAGAGTGTCGGCACCAAACATATCAACTGCCTTCTTGCTCATCATAACCTCACCAGGTTGAGCAGCGATGAGTTGAGTGTCCTTACCCATACCCCCTATATTCATACCACTCATATTACTAATGGCACCACCCTCAAGGAATGACATACCATCAGGCATGACCTCACCACCACCAGTTTGTTGTTGAACACCTAATAGGTTAGCTAAAGCATTTGGAGGAATGGTAGGTAAGTTAGGAAGTGCGAGAACGGGAATATTAGGGAACTTTGGAGTGGGAACACCAGGAATAATCTTAGCAATCTGTGCCAATGCATATTCAAGTTCGTTTAATGCAAAATTGATACCGTTAATGGCAGCATTGAAAGGTGAGAATATAAATTGTGATACCTGTTGTATAATACCATTCGCAAAGTTAATAAAATCATTCAAGAAGCTTGTTAAACCACCAAGAAACTTTGCAGGATTCTGGAATATATCAAGCAGACTGGTGACTGCAGTGCCCAATAAGACGTTCTTAAAGAATCCAAGTATCATATCAAAGATAGATGTGGTGGGATTTAATTTCTTCTCCAATCCCTCCTCAATCTTCTTATCAATATCTGAATCTTCGAGTTGTGCTTCCTTCTCTTTAAACCCTGCAGTCTCTTCTTTCTTCGCAGCATCACGACCAGCCTGTTGTTCAATCTCAAGTTTTTTCTGATTGGTATTCAGGATACCCTCAAGAGACTTAGCAATATTATCAAGTGCTTGTGATAGAGGTAGGAGTTTCTGTTTAGTATCTTCTTCTATCTCTGTTTTTACCTCTTCAATACGAGCATCAATATCCTCTCCCTCAATTGATCCACCAGTTTGACCGGCAGAGGGAAGTAATTTATCTGTCTGAATCTTCTGTGGTTCTTCTTTCTTTGTTGTGTCTTTACCTACAAAATTGGATGGTTTGACCGTCTTCTTTTTTTGAGCCGTGTATTTTTTATCAGAACCTCTTACTCTCTTTCTTTCATTAGCCAACTTTGCATTAGAATTATCTTGACCTTTTTGTTTGTTCTCCTGAATTTTCTCCAGTAAAAGAGTTCTATACTCCTCTGGATCCATCTCAACGTCAAACTTATCCATCCCAAGAATGTCAAGAATCTCTTGATCAATCTCTTCTAAATCTTTTCTATCTTCCTCTTCCTTTTTATTCTGTTCTTTTGTGAACTTCTTGACATTATCAGCAACTTTCTTTTTCTGTTCCTTCTTTTTCTTCTCTTCCTCCTTTGCTTGTTTGGTTATCTCAGCAACTTTCTTTTCAGCTTCCTTTCTCTTCTTCTCGTTTTCTTTCTCTTCCTTTTCTTGTTCGCTTATAGCTAGTTCTACTTTATCAATAAACTTTTTATCGACACCAAGTCCCTTCATATCCTCAAGGTCTTTCTTGAGTTCGGCAATACTTTTTTTGGTGGGTTTCTTAGCCATTCCGTGCCTTCATCTTTTGCTCTTCATCCTCTAAATGTTCCTGAAGTAAAGCAACATAGACATCTCGTTCCCAAGGCATCATGTTTTCAATCTCTGTCAAAGAATATTTATGGTACTGCATGAGGGCAAAATTTAATCTGAAGTAATTCTCCAGATCCATATGCACTAGGCCTATCCGAAAAAACTTGATAGTCCTTCCAACACAACCTCACTCTTCACATCTGTGACTGGATTATATACCTCAACTTTGTGTGAAAGTCTTGGCATCGTTTCAAAGAATTTTTCAATCTTTTTGAACTGAACTGAACTCATCTGTTCCAAGAAATCAATTACTTCTTTCTTGGATACATCATCAGTGGACCACACCTCTTCCTCATTGTAGATCTTATCTACGCAAGTGGCAATCAATTCAAATGATTTATCTACAGTGGTGTCATCAAAATCAAAATTGTTCTTGATGAACTGATCGAGTGAAGGATACCTCATCTCCATCATCAGATTATCATCAAGTTGAATCTGTTTATTATGATCCTCATTTTCAATGACCTTAATATCATCAAGATCAATCTTTACAGGGATGGATGTCTCACCATCGTCAGGTGCAATGATATTAACTTCAACTTCTTCACCAACAGACTTACCCCTGATATTGAGAAACAAGTATTCAATATCAAAGGTGGGGAGATTTTCTACCTTGATACCTCTGGTTGAGATACAACCTTTAATGACAGATTTGATAGCGGTAGTGATCTGTTTAGTATCCTCACTCTCCAATGCAAGGACCAACAACTTTTCTTCTTTGACTAGGAAGGGTCTGAATTTAATCTTCTGCTTAGTGGAAGGCAACTCAAGTTCATAAGTTGGGGTAGCAATCTTTGGTAAAGGCATAATATCTGATAAAGATTTCAGTAACAATATTTAGTTGCGTTTTCGACGCTTTGGTGTTGGGATACCCAGGTCATGTTCAGTTAGAACTTTAAACTGAATACCGTTGTCCTTCGCATACTCATTCGCAGCATTCCATTTGGCTTGGTTGACTACGTATGTGGTAACTTCTTTGATGAAGGACTTGGTTACCTTTCCAGACTTTTTAGGTTCCAGACATTGTTTAGCAGGTTTAATCTCGATGATGTATCGACAAACCCTACCGTCCTGATGACGTATTTGAACTATCCCATCAGGATAATATCTATGTACTCTATTGTCAACCGGACTTACATATGGAATAGAGAACTCCTCTGATGCATACTTAAGGACAGCATCGTTCCTGTCACACCACTTAAGAAAGTGAAGTTCCCAACTACTACGGTAGACAATGTTCCTTGCATCCCCCATATATTTCTCGGGATTTTGAGGATGAAATCTACCCTGATGATACTTAGATCCTCTGGGCATCAGTTATACATAGTATGATAGTAGTAAGTATTTAGATGGCAAGTAGAGGAGGGGTACCCCAACCCAAACCCATCAAGACATCACTGATTAAAAGTCGTATCCTCAATGTTGCGACCCCTAATAATTACGTGGTCAGATTTAATCCACCAACAGAAGTAAATAATTTTTTGAAGGCAAGGGGTCTTACTGACCTGATTAAAGAGGATGTAGAACTTAGATGTCTCATCACAACTACCCCTGGAACATCATTTCTTACTCACTCGGTAAGTGCTGACTATCATGGTGTTGTAGAAGAGATACCATATAGAAGAGCATACGAGAATGAAATTGGTATGACCTTTATTGTGGATAATAATTACGACACTGTAGCGTTCTTTGAGGCCTGGGTTGATTATATGAGTGGTGTTGGTCCTATTAAAGCCAGAGATGCATATAAGAATACTTATGTTAATTATAGGATGAATTACTATAAAGATTATAGAAGCACTCTCACTATTCAAAAATTTGAAAAAGACAATACAGAATTTGAACCAATTAAAGAGTCAAGAGAAAATAAAAAATCAATGACTTATACATTGATTAGTGCATATCCTAAACAAATAAATAGTATGGACCTAGCCTATGGCCCAGCTGAAGAGTTCTTAAGACTCGCAGTGACCTTTGGTTACTCTCGTTATGTAAGAGAAAGAACCGTGCTGAAGGATCAAGAAGAATGAAATCGTTTTATCAATTCCAAGAAGACGCATCTTCCCAAGCACAATCTGCAGTCAGTGCTTCTGGATCTTTTAAGGGTGATAGTGGGTATAGACCAGGTGGAACCGATCAGTCATTTAAAAAAAGACCTAGCACTGGTTTAGGTAAGTACGCATTGGATAAAGCCAAGGCAGCTGGTGGTGCTATCAAGGATAGAATGGGTAGACCCAGACCCGCTAAGCCAGATGGACCAGGTAAGAGACCAGATAGAGAACCCAATACATATCGTCAGAAGGCAACAGCTAAACAACAGAGACAACTACCTCCAGGTAGGGAACAAAGGGTTTTACCACCTGCTAAAGAGAAGTCAATGGTTGCTAAGAAAACTGCAGCAGCCAAACAACCACCACAACACAAACAGATCACTGCCCGTCCAGCATCGACTGCCATGGCTGGTAGTAGACAGAAACCAGCTATCAAACCAGGTACTGAAAGGAAAGCATTGTCTCCCGCCAAATCTAATCTCTCTAGAGATAATCAAGGAGTTCAGAAGGTCAATGTAAAGGTAGAACCACAGAAGGCTTTACCACCAGGTGAAGGGAAGCCAATGATGTCAGGTGGTGCCAGACCAAAGATTGCACCTAAACCACAGAAAGCATTAGCTCCAGCCCGTGGATGAAGAACAACAGGAGTATCTAACTAGTACCATCAATCGTTTTGAAGACGATCAGGAAGTCAATCGTATCAAAGCATTGAGAGATGAAGATGATATGATGCTTGAACTTATTGATAAGATGCAGACTGATGTGGAAGTGATACCTAATGTAGGACAATACTTTACCTTTATCTACAAGGCAAAGACACCTAGGGTTGAGTATGATAGGTTCCCATTAGTTGCTGTGACTAGTATAAATCGTTGGGGTTTCACTGGTATCAACTTCCACTGGGGTGCTAGTAGAAATTACACATGGCCCGAGGTTCAGAGTAGTTTGTATAGGGTTTATCCTATGGAACTTAAAACTTTAAGAGCCATTCCATATCAAAATTTCACGATAAATAACTAAAATACTCCTGGTGTAATGTCAGTTATAAAGCAAAACAAAACATGGAATGGAGTAACTGTAGAACAACGTATCAATACTGATACGGGTCAGATGGAGATTTATCTTCCAGCTGGGGTATCTACAATAGGAGCGTTGAAGTTAGCTGAGACATACCAGGATGGTACTTCAAACAAATGGAGATTAACAAATAAAAATCAGTACAAGACTTTTGTTAATAATTCCCTAAAAGCTAACGGACTTGATCCATTAACCGATAAAACATTCGATGAAGCTTTTTTCCTTAATGGAGCTCCAACATTTAACAACGATAGGGCTGCAGTACTTAATAACAATAATAATTATGCAACTCAGGCAGTAGCAAGAAATAAAAGAGAAGGATTTTTTAATAACAATATTCCACTAGTAGTGGATCCCAAGACTGGAGCTCAAGTAAATTCTCAAGGTGTACAAACATCTAGACAAGTCACAGGTCAGCAACAACAAACGAATGATGATGGTGATGATGATGGTGATAATCAATCGGTGCTTTCAACACAATCAGATGATGACAGAAGAGGTGGTAAAACAGGAGATCCAAATGGGTCTGGAAGTGGTGCTAAATCAGGAAGAACACTTAGATATCCATTAGACGAA